GTCGAAGACCGCCCTCGGCCGTTCGTTCGTGGTAAAACACAACGGCGTTGCCTCCCTTGAAAACTGACATGTCCTTGTTGGTAATGGGACACGTGAGATCATGGTATGGCCTGTAGAGCTTGTCTTTGGGGCCACGCACGGAGGGCGCCCTGTAGACAACCAAATCGAAGCAAGTGCCCGCGACTTGTGTGTTGGCAGGTATGCACCACTCGTAGCGCTCCCACTTTGAGAGGTCGTAATTAACCTCACCAAACTTCCCTCTCTTGTCTCGGCCGACAATGTTGACTGATGAGTGGTCAACGGTGGCACGATTGGTCTTCAAGTCAACAAAGCTATGCTTGCAAGTGACAAACAAATAGCCTGAAGCAGGACCATCCTTGATTTCAACGGCGGCCCCATGAAAGACAACCTGCTGTTCGTCACCAGTCCCAATGGGCTGTGAGTGTGATAAAACACCCTGGCCTTGGTTGGACAAAGGCGGAACATAGGTTGACTTCCTTGTTGTAATGTAAGCCTCAGTTACAAAGCGCGGCTTGACAACACTGCCAGTGATAGCATCGGTCCAATGCTCAGTAGCTTTGGAACGATAAACAAGGTGCAGCTTGCCGGCCGTGTCGAAAACGACGCGGTAGCCAACAGCCTTTTGAGACTTTGACATGTGCAAAACAACAAGTGGAGGAGCACCGACAACAAGAAGCATGGCCGGGAAAACGAAATAGTGCGTAATGCGCCTGCCGAAGACGACGTAAACGCCACCCGCGGCAGTGGAAGCGACAGCTTCAGCAAGTAGCACCAAGTCACGCAATAGCCCTTCGGTGGGTGACCAAAGGAGCCAAAGCTTGCAGGCAATGTAAGCAGCAAATGTAACAGAGCCATAATTGAAAACAAAAGTGAACAAGCTCATAGTACAAGTAGCAAACGCGACAAAGATGTTGAAAAAGTTCAACACAATGCGAAAGACGCGACTTGAGAAACCACCAACAAAACCTAAGAGAGGGGAAACAGCCAACTTGTAGCAGACGACTATAACAACAACAGCCAAAAGCGCGGTGCCAAAGGCTGGCGTGGTCAAGAAAGGTGAAATCCAAATAATGGCATCAAGTTCGTCCCTACAGCCTTGGAGATCGTCGTAACAAGTTCCGTTGCTGAGCTCTTTGCGACAAGCGCTGAGCTCAGCACGGCAAAAGTCTCCGTTTGTTTTAACAGTGTGGTTGCAAACGGGACAAGCACGGACGCTGGTCTTCAGGCAGTTGTCAAGCTGCTCGAGAGCAACATCGCGCTGAAGTGCCAAGGCCGCAAACAACTTCGGTTCTATCACGTCGTGGGCTCGAGAGTCCACATCGCAATCCGTCGCGTTGCGGCACATAGGCAGCTGAGGGCCAAAGTGGGGGTTCCAAAACTCGAAGCCCTCAACTGGCGGCAGCGGACCTTGCCAGAAGACCGGCGAAGCGGCTGGTGAGTCGCCGTCGAAG